CTGTCTCTGCCACTGATATGTGATAGTACCTGACTGATCCACTGTTGCAGCAGCAACGAATGTTCCAGCTCCACTTGAAGAAGTAGAGTTTGCAGGTTGTGTACCAACTGTGATAACTTCTAACACATCTGCTGCGATTGTGTCGTCAGCCATGTCACCAGCATTACCAGCAGTTGCCTTAGCAGGTGCTAGATACTCTGCCTTGTGACGTGTGTCACCATTGTGAGTTACATAAGTTTGATACTGCCACCAACCAGGACCAGTGATTCCACGAGTCTTGTTTGAAGCAATGCTTTGCTCTGTAGTATCAACGAATACTAAGTCGTAACTTACACTGTCACCACCCTTAACTACATACTCAGCAACTGCCTTTGGTGCAGTACGTCTGATAGCACCACTAAGAGTACCATTGGTGCTCCCTGCATATGCTTTGTGTAATTCGATTGCTGTTGTGCTGGTTACTTCTCTTACGAGATAGTTAACGTCGTTTAAGACTAGAATATCTCCTACGTTAACACTATCAGCTGCATTCTTGGTTACAGTAGCATCACCATTAGTGACAGCAACATTATTGCCAAACGTAGCAGCGTCTATTGTACCAAAGACTGCCATTTGTTTCTCCTCTGAGAATTAATTTTCCTATAATTTATTTATAAGCACTAAGATTCAAGTAATGCCTTGCTTACAGCAGCAACCAACTCATCGTCGAGTTTGTTCTCTGTCTTAGCAGCAGCTTTCTTTAGTAGCTTAATAACAAAATCTTTTATAACTGAATCAAGATCGTCAGGTATCCTATCAACTGCCTTGTTGATAATACTGATCGCTATGGGCATTAAAAAGTTTACCATTGTACCAAATATAAGGTACACTATGTATAAGACTTACTTAGGATCAGCTATATCAATCATGTATTTCTTGTCATGCTCCTGAGTTAATTGCACTAATCGCTGACGCATTCGCTCTGCAATCTCCTTCTTAGTCTGAGAGTCATCAATCTTAGTCTCCTCACAACTAGGAGTTGATGGTTCAACATCCTTATTAGAATTAGGATCTGCCTTAGTGGTAGCCTTTTCCTTCTTCTTAGTTGTATTAACAGCAGTGACTGCTTCTTTCTGCAAGTCTGCTAGTGCGTTCTTTAAATTCTTTTGAAATAATTCGGACATTAGATCCTCCTTCTTTGGGTTAACTGTTACGTTACCCTTCTTTTTGGTTTTGAGATAGCTATCCTGTGCAGACCTACCGTTTGGATTACTCATGTTAGGTCTCCGCTATCTTCTTGAGTTCTTCTTCAGAGAATACTCCTGAAGCTCTGAGTTTTTCAATGAGTGGGTCAGTAGACTCCTTAGTAGTCTTCTTCACTTCACCTTTCTCATAACCTTTACCGTCTCCATCGTCATCCCACCATCTCTTAACTTTCTTAGACTTCTTGGCTTCAGCGAGCATTTGGTTGTGAAGTATCTCTATATCGATACCTTCTTTAACAGCCGTCAAGCCCATATCTTCTGGTGCCTTTGCAGTCTTCTCTCCTTTTTTACCAACGACAACATATCTGCCATCAGCTTTCTTACCAGTGATAACGAAGTCACGTACAACACGACCTATGTTTCTATCCTTGTCGTGCTCACGCTTCTTCCTATCAATAGTCTCTCTGTCTACAGGGAAGCCAGCATATCCTTCTACGATAGGCTCCCATGTATTAAAAACTTCCATGACCTTTTCAAGTCCCTTCTTAAGTCTAGCGGTTGGCATGGTTGTGCCCTCCTCTAACGCTATAAGGATTCGCTGCTGCTCTACTTGAGAGTACTCCATAAGAGCAGATGATACAAGCATTTCTAATGTCATTTTTCTTCTAACCTAAAAGAAAGGGTTTCTTCTACATCATTATTTATTATTTCTGATTTCTGCATTGAAGTCAGAAAACTTCTTGACCTCTTGACCAGGGGTCATATCTTGAAGTGCTATTCTATATGTATCTGTACCAGCTTTCCACGTATTACCACTGCCGTCATCAGCAGAGTAATTAGACTGGTCCTTACTGGTATCTGCTGCTTTCTCCTGCTCTGGAGACAACTCAGTTACTTCAGTAACGTGCTTTAACCACGCACGGATCTCAATGTCTTGGTCATCTTTCATAATAATATAGTTGGTTCCACGATGTACCACATGACCACGCAGTCCAGTGTCGTCATGCTCTACTAATGCTCCGACCTTAAAGATTTGGTTAAGCATATAGTAGTCTCTGAATGAATCGTAATCTAACTTAGGAGCATACTCCCAGACAGATTCAGATACTTTCTTTTTCTTAGTGTCCTTCTTAGGAGGTACCATACCTGCCTTTACATCAGACATCAAAGTCTTTCCATACTTCTTACTGGTACCTTTAGGTAGACCAGCATGGAAGTTATCATAGTCGTCACCAGATGCATGCTTTCTCTGTCCAGATGCACTTAGCTTCTCGACTGGATCCTCAGAATTTGGATCTCTAGCACCAGCAGACTTGATATTAATAGTTTTGAAATCGTAATGCACTCCATTGTATTTTGAAGTGATCTTCTCGAATTCTTTGACACGATCATCCCCCACTACCATAGTTACATGCTCTTTACCTTCATCATTTAAGTCACGTAGTATGTCAAAGACATTCCTATGTGCTTCATTGTTTTGGATAGCATCCTTATGTGATGGAAACAACTTCCTCATGTGTCCAACCTTTTGATCAGCACCTAAGGGGTTTTTCTTATGGTCTTGTGACCTGCTTGGATAGATTCTATAATTACCTGAGTCTCCACCATGTGCTTTAACAGCATCGAGGAGCTTGCCGTGACCAGCATGAGGAGGATTAAACCTCCCAAAAGTAATCGCAACATGATTGTCTGCCTCCTGTGCTTCTGCTTTCTTTTCAGCAGCAGTCTTCCCAGTCTTGGCCTTAGTTGCTTCTCTTAAAAATTGTGTAAAATTCATCCCCAATCCTTTGCTGCGGTGAAGTTAGCTCTGGAAAACTCCAGTCTATCTACGAGTTTAAGTGCTGCCCCATCTTTAATAGCAACAAACCCCTCAGGGTTAGTAGCTCGTAGACCATTCTCTTCTTCAAGGAATGTGCCAACACTTTTGATCTGTGTCAATTTATTTATGATCATAACTTTAGCATCCATCAGGTTTTTAAACCCATCAAGTGCTGAGTACATGACCGTCCTGTTAGTATTTAGGTATTTGATAGCTTCCCCCTTACGTTTTCTCCACTCAAGTATAGACTTAGCAGTCTTCTTCTTTGTTATCTCAGCATTATACTTTGCCTCAATGAAACAACAGAAGTTCTTTGACATTACTTGAGCACTAGGGACAACACCACCTCTTACTACTTGGTTAAAGTATACCTTAAACAATGCAGGTAATGTAAATGGTCCTTTACCTACACCTTGGACACTCTTAATGAATGACTGTCCCTGTCTGAGGTTTCTTTCAGCAGCAAGTATAGTCCTGTTTACATTTGCCTTCTCAACCTGTGATAAGTTAGCAGCACCACCCACGTTAGTAAACTCTGAGGAGAATACTGCTACCTCTGGTTTACCTTGTAACTTACTTACATCAGCACCAAATCCTGCTGATAGATCTTGCATAGTCTTACCACTATACTCTGTGTGAAATACTATACCCATCTTACTCTTACCAACCTTCTCACCTAACTCACTCTTAACATCAACAGTGTATGTAATAGTATTAGGTCTGAAACTATAGGTGCGTTTACCCTCTAGCATTATGACTGAAGGTGTTGTCTGATATAACAGGTCACCTTGTAACACACCTTGTATAGGTAGAGTGGATAGTCTTTGTAAACACTCTTTAAGGATAGACCCCACAGTCGAACCAGCATACAATCTATCGGCATCTGCTTCTGAATATACTACTTTTGGATTAGTCTTATTAAATACTGACTTGGTACCAACGAAGAACCTACCGTCCTGTGGATTCCTACCACATACTATAGCAGGTGCTCCATCCCATTTGGTAGTGACCTTCATCTGAGACTGTCCATCTCCTTCAGTCAGCATATCTCTAAGTGACTTCAGGAAGTTAATAGAATTTGTTACACCAGCAGTACCACTGTTGAATATATCATCTTCTAAGTGCTCTAGGTGAGTGTTCTTTGCCATGTCTTTATTATAACAGGTGCTCTAGGTTATGGGTGAACGAGTGGACACTTTATCAATCGGATAGTTTATAGTATGGTGCTGAGAGACTGGACATACTTAAAGCATACAGTAACATGTCCTCTACCAACTGATCCCTCTTTTTCTTTGTAGAAATACTCTTAATAGTATCAAATAGTTTAACCACTTGCCACTTAGAGTATAACCAGACAGGCTCTGCTTCTCTAATAGTCTGCCATACCTTCTTATCATTGGCACCAGGATTATATCTATGGAAACCACAGAAGATATCCTTCTCTGCCTGTTCCCTATTAGAAGTAACAAACCTTGCTGCACCAGTTGGTACCATTTTAGCACCACCAACATGATTCCTTATCAATAGATTAATAGGTCCCAAGGATATCTTTCCATGCTTTGCTGACTTACCTGAGACCTCTCCTTGCCAACCAGTCAACTTAGCACCAGCAAATCCTCTAAACTGTATCTTTGCACCTGATGAGCAGTGAATGTATCCATCCATTGACTTGTCACTAAATTCAAACCTAGCAAATCCATCTGGTTCCTTCTGTGACACATCAATATTAACTGGTTTTATCTTTGCATTACCTACCATCTTCTTCAGCGACACACCTATACAGATCTTCTTCTGTATCCTCTCTTGCATACACTGATTCAATCCTCTGAAACTATTCTCTTCTAGCAAACACTTAGGATCAAAATCAGATGAAATAAGGTACATGTCAGCAGGAGACCACTTGTTGATGTCCATCCTGACACCTTCAACCCTCTTCATATCCTTGAAAGCTTTCTCTATTGCTTTTATATTCTTTGATCCTCTCTCATACTTAAACCCTGATCCAAACTCATCATAGATTTCATTAGCACCCTTAACACATGACTGCACCCAGTCTGCTGGTAGTGTATGTAATACATTTTGTACTGTCTCATCTATATCAAATAGTCTTGCTGCTTGTGAGACACTCTGAGGAGTGATGTCTTCTACAGTTATATTACCACCCTTCTGTGCTGCTACAGCAGCATATACACACTGTGCTGACTCAGTTAATTTAGTGAGAGCAGCACCACCACCAGACTGTTTAGTCTTACTGGGTTTGTATATAAATTCAGTCCATTGCTTCTTAGTACCATCTGCTTTGATTACAGTACCAGGGAAACTAGACACCCAATTCTTACCCTTATATACTTCTTCCGAAGACTCAAAATCAATACCTGCCTTCTTCAATGATTCTTCTACATCTTTCCTGACTTCAAAACGATCATCAGCTTTGATCTTAAGTCTAGTCATTGATCCTGAGGCACTATCAACCTCCACCTCATAGTTATCAAGGACGTGGTTGACTGCTATTGCTATGTCCGATTCAGTTTGGGCCATAAAAAAGAGGGTATCTCTACCCTCTATTTATTAATGTAGGAGGTCGGATTCCTGTGTACCGACAAGAGACGGGCATTACTACAGTAGTAAATTTTACATCTCTGCCTGAGACCCGACTGGTAAGTCGATT